GCATCTGGTAGTCCCATCATTTTCAATGATCAAGTTGTTGCATTGCTAACACTTGTTCCGCCCAAGTTTCAGAGTATAACATCTGGAGTTCCGTATAATTCAATAAAATCATTTCTTGAGAGAGCAAATCGATTTATTCAAAAATGATGCTCATATAGAAGTCTTTAATTTGATGCTGATAATGTTTGCAAGTTTAAAAGATCTAACAGCATTTCTCATTTCATCAAACCCAACAATATTCAAAGTACCATCTAAATTCATTTTAAATGTTGCATTGTTTACAATTCTATCTAAAGTTACATCTCCTTTTGATGACTTATATGAAAGAACCCAATTTAAACCATCGATGCCATCTTCATCTCTTGACTGCATCAGATTGCTAATTGTTGAAAATACATCATAATTTGCCGCATTCATATTTATATTTTATAACAAAATAAAAATGTTGAAAATGCAAAGCATCTGAATATCTTATCAATTTGTTGTTGTTATAAAATTTATTTGTATATCATGATGAAAACCTCCATTGCCAAGAGAATATCATGGTGTATATCGCTACCACATCGGCTTTTTAAACCTCAACGATGTGGTAGCTTTTTATTTTTATTGCTGAAGGAAAAATAATTTTCTTTTTTTGGTTCAAAAAATATCTGATGTATATTTAATCATGTTGGATTGATATGGCATGCACTGATACTTCAACTCTAGTCTTTCCATATATTAACTCATATATCAATTCAACATTTTAGTTTTACCATATATTCGCTGATCAAGATAAAAAATAAAATATATGGTATTATCCCTTAACGATGAAAAGTTAAGGGATTTTTTTTGCTTCAAAATCAAATTGTATCATATTTACTTTATCTTGATCAGAGATTCTAAAAAAACATACACCAACGTTGAAGCCGAGAGCAAAGAAGCTTACTCGGCTAGAATTATTTCTGAACCAAAACCACAAACTCATTTTATAACAGATGACCAAGTCATCATAAGAAACAGAATTGAACGACTGAAAAGAGATTGGAGGGGTTCAAATACTGGTTTAGCTTTCATACTTCAAAATGAATTTCATCTCAATTCTATTGAAGTTGAAGATCAAATATTTGATTATTTCATAACAAATCATAAAAAACCAAACAACAAAGATACAAAAGCTAGAGCAAATAAGCTTGCTTGTTCTATAATACCATGTTCTGATGAAAAACACATATACGGTTTCAACATTATTCCAAATGATGAAAAGTGGATAATAAACAGACATTTAAACAATTTCTTTACTTTCGTTGCTTCACTTCCTGTACATCAACAAAATGAAGATTTCATCAAACAACATGTTGTAACTGAAACAACAGTAAATGGTAAAGTATGTTATTCTTTTAAAGGAAAGCTCTTTCATCCTGATGCTATCCGCTCAATTGAACTTCGCTGTTCATACTTCAGATGTTCATTAGTAGAAGATCGTGATGTACTTTCATCTGTTACAGCAAACAGATTAAACTATCATCTAAAGTATAGAGTAAAGATGACTCAGCAAGAACTTGCTGATTTGTTTTCATCAAATCCCCAATGGAAAACTGATTACAATAAAAAGAAGAATTTCATCCACAGAGTGATGAAACAAATCGGCTTCGAATATAATGCAAAGAAAAAAACGTTTTCAAGAGTTAAAGGTGCACGTGAAGTAACAAATATTATTGCTGCAAAAAAGAATGAACGCAATCTTAATAAGCGCATATCTCCTAGACAACTGTGCTATACCGCATCACAAGCTGAAGCAGACAAAATGAGAGCTTTTGATGAGATGAATGCAATATCTTCGAATGAAAATGCAAAAGTTATGCTTCATCCATCATCTCAAGCAGCAAAAAATGATTCTTTGACGAAATTGAAGGCTCTTTTTGATGCTCCAGCATCCAAAAAGGATACGCTTACTGAAAGCAACAGGTGGCTGGATGAGTTGAGATACAACGCAGAGCTCGCAAACAAGAAGAATTCAGGTTCTTCAGGGAGTATTGTGCCTTCTTCAACAAGAAGAAGTGTTGTAAATGCATTTAATAAATCACGTAAAAAGTGAACAAATAAAAATAAAGTGTTATAATCATTGAGAAATATATGGCAAGAAGAAGAAAAGATGAAATTGAAACTGAATATGATATTCCATTAGAAGCGATATGGATTCATGAAGAACCATATCGAAGACCATCACAATGTTGGGTTGTTGGTGATTGGAAACGTGATGGTGAAATAGTAATTTATAAAGTTGTTTTTAATTTAGAAGGTATTGGAAGAGCTTATACTTTAAAACCAAGTGTTCTTACATTTGACCTTGATTATTACAGCATTGATGACAGACAAAGAAGAGCAGCATTACAGCAATCTAAAGATGAAAATGGTATAGTGGTTGCTGATTTAAAGAGTAGAATAAATTGAAATGACCAAAGCAGGAATTGATATGAATAATGACAATAATGATAACGTTTGTGTAACATTTGATACAAGTGTTCTAGATCAATCTGAGTGACACTCAAAGGTACAACTATGGTTATATGTGTCTGAGTGAAATCAGGAGTCCTCAGACGATCTGAAGTGGACTAGGAATAAACCAAAAGGAGAAATGGATATGAATAAATACTTAACGATAAATGATGATATTGAAGCTGCGCTTAAGGCAAGAGCAATGTTTGAGGCAAACAAAAAGAAACTTCAAGAAGAAGGAATTGACATTATAAAACTTGAAAATGAGATGTTTGATGGAATTGAGTATGGAAAAATAGAAATAAAAAAATAAGCTACTTTTTTAAAGGTACATAATTATAATGTAAAGCTCAAATGGACAAAGAGCTTGAAAACATCGGAGGGACAATTGAGATGGCAAAGAACGAAAACAAGTTGACAGAAAATTTACTAACAAAGATTGATGAACTGCTAACAAGCAAGCATACAGTGCTTGATAGAATGACGAAGCAAGAATTAGAGATTCTTCGCAGTTTAATCAAGGCAAAAGGAACTCCAATTGCTGCTGAAAATCTTGTAAAAACTGTACGAGATGGAATTAAAACAAAAACTGGAGAAACTGCTACTGCTGGTAGAGCTGCAACAATTGTCTCTCAGATTAGGAAAGTGCTTGGAAATAAAAGCATATTGACTGTTATCGGTGTTGGATATTGTATCGGAAAGATTGATGAAAGTATATTGAACGAGGTAGATTGAAAGGTTTGATAAATGAATGATCGGCAGAAAAATGTATTGAAAATGCTTGTTGATGCGTACCCTGAAGTTGTATCATATGAAGATATTGGATCTTGCAGAAAGAAAATAACAAAAGCACAATCAAATTATCAAGTTGCAACACAGATAATTTCTAAACTCAGAAAACTATTTGATCACAAAGCATTCAAATCAACAAGAAATTGCGGATACAAAATAAATGATGAATTTATAGAAGATTTAAGAAAAGTTGTATATCAAACTTCAGACGAATTGACAACAACAAATGAGTGATCGCAACGATAAAATATTGAAAATGCTTGTTGATACATACCCAGAAGCTGTGTCATATCAAGACATTAGATCAAATTGCTCAGGCAAAGAAGTAAAAGAAGGATCAAATTACAGACCAGAGATTCAGGCTATTTCAGATTTAAGAAAGGTTTATGGTTATGATGCATTTGAATCTGTTCGGAGTTACGGGTACAAAGTAAATGATAGATTTATACAAAGTTTAAAAACAATTACAAACGTTCAGATGAAAATGAAAGTAAAATATTCTGAAAAAACATCTGAATTATTAGATGCTTTGCATGCTGAGATGTTGAATGTATTTGGTAAAAAAATTAAAATTGAAAATATTTTAGTTGAATCTCCAGACAAAAGATTTGATTGCTTCATCAAAGTAGAAATAGAAAATCATAATTGTGCAACTGTATATTGGTCAAGTGATAAGCCAAAAAAAGATATAAAACAATTAACTTATCAAATTGCGAAAGCAACATTTTCATCAATAAACAATTCAAGTATGTGGTCTAAAACTGTGCAGAAAATGTTTGATGATCTTGGAGTTGATAGAACAAAGATCAAGTTTTCAGGAATGGAAAAAAGAGATTATAGAGAAGAAGCATTTGATAAAAATGAAAAAATAAAAAATGAGTAAAAAGAAACAAGAAGAATATTTCATCCCTGATGAAATTGTTGATGTTCAATTTCAAAGAGTTGAAGACGGGCAGCTTCATAAAAGATGGATAATTGAATTGTTTGAAATTACATCTCATTGTAGAATATTTGAAACTGAAGATAGAGATTGGGCATGGTCAGCATGGTTGAATTTAACATCATCTGACTCAGTGCTGAATGGGATTTCATCAAATTGTTTGAGTGCTGAAATTGAAGCAAAAAGTAATGCTGTGAAATTGGCAATAGAATTGGCAAACAATAAGAAAATCATAAATGATTCTAAAGAATCAAAGAAACAGCGTAAGAAAAAGGAAATGGAATAAGAGGTATGAATACAACGAATTTAAAGTCAGTAGCATTTTGGGCAGATCTAGTATTAACTGCTTTAAGCTTGGTATTAGCAACAGGATTGGTTACATCTGTACATTGGTTGCAAATTCTTGGTTGGGTAAGTGGACTTCTAACAACTCTTGGTTATCATGCATTTGATATCGGTGTAAAGAAAGAAGTAAGTTCAACAACAGAAGCACAAAAATGATTAATGATTTGATATTAAGAGCCGCAGATCAAACTGCGGCAATTCTTTTAGGCGGACACCTAAGAGCAACGGTTGATAGTGGATGTGCAGATAGGTTTGTTCTTGAACTTTGCAAAGAAGCATATACAAATTCAATATTTAGAGCATTATTAATTGTAAGAATAAGATCATTGATGAGCAATATTGAAGATAATCTGAAAGCTGAAATCATCAAAGCGTTAATTGAAACATCAAAAGAAGTGATCTTGAGGGCAGAAGAAAAATGATAGATGATAAAAAAAGAGAAGAAACAAAGAAAACGATTGATGAGATTGCTGATGAAATAGAGAATGCTCATAATAGCAGAGACATACAAAGAGCAAACAGACTTCAACAATTGTATGTTAACATGGCATATGATTCAAATTCAATTTCTCTTGAAGATATGAGAGATGTAGTTGAAGAATATCTTGTGAGACAAAACATTCATAGAGATGGAGAATGTGATTTTCCAAGTTTAAGAGAAGTTGCATCAAATGAAAGCAATTCTTTAGGAGCGGCCACAAGGGATGTTTTATTCATTATGCTGTCAGCTCTTAGAGAAGGAATCGAGATGAATGTAAGAAGAGCTTGCGAAGAAACTGAAAAAGCTGCAGCGAGATACATTACGACAAGGAAAATATCAAGATGATAGATGAAGATGAAAAGAAGATATTTAGAATACGTAATATGAAAGAATCAGATTACGGATATGTTATTTCATCATGGACAGCATCAATGTCAAGCAGCAAAACATTTGCGGGGGTAAACAAACAAGTTATTGAATCTTTGGTGCAACCTCATATAAGATCAATATTGAAAGATGAATCTGTTGAAAAGATCGTTGTATGTCCTTCAGAAGAAGATGAACCAATTGTTGCATTTGCAATTGCTAAAGCTCCTGTATTATTTTATCTTCATGTAAAAGGAGCATTTAGATTAAACGGAGTGATGACAGATGTTCTGAATATTCTTGGATTTTATCCTGGATCAAAATTGATTCTTGCAACAGACACAAATGATGCTCAAAGAATTATGAGAAAGAACATCTGGGATATGACAATAAGACCAGATTTATTAAGTATCTGTTCAGGCGGACAAATATGAAGAAGAAAAAAGAGAATGGTTTAGATAACTTATATTCAAATATTATATTTGATATAGAGATCAGCAAATCAAATCAAAGATATGGTAAAGGTCGAGGAGAGAAGGTATGGTATTGGAGAGGAAAATGGAGACCATACGATAGGCCAGCAGACTTTACAGGTATGAGACCTGATCCTCCGAAACCAGAGAGGCAAAGATTCCCAGCTCCAGGAAAGACTTTAGGGAGACCAAAGGGAAGATTAAACAATAAAACATTAGAAAAACTCGGGCAAACTCCTAAAGACAATAAGGAGAAATAACATTTATGGCAATTAAAAGAAGATCATCTGAAAACTCTTACAAGAAAAGAGATGAAAAAACAGCAAGACAATTCTTAGATGCAATAGATGATCTAGAGAAGATATCAGATGATCTAAGGAAGAAGTTAAAGAATTCTGATGATGAAAATAAAGAATATCTAATCGGCAAACAATTAGATATTATTAAAAACATCAGAGAGAATAGAGAATTATCAATAGCTGAAAGAGTTGCTCAAAGGAAGATCAAAGAATCAAAGCTTAAAGTATCTTCATCTGCTGCAGCAAGAAAATATCTTGATGAAAAAGTAATAACAAATAATTTCATCAGCATCAAGAAAGTAAGAGATAAACTTATTGAATATTTCTCATCAAAAGATGATAAAAATTATGGAGTTGAAGTTGCAGACATTATTTTTCCAGAGCCAAAAAATCCAAGTTTTATTAAAGATCTTTTGCAACATTATGAAAACGTTGGATCTTTTTCTGCTGATGAAGAGAATGATGATACAAGTGATATAGATTCTGATGATGATTGATTATCAAACATATCAAAATGTCATCAAATCTGTTGCTGAAACAGCTGCTTATCCTCAAATAAAGTTTATAACAGATTCATCAAGATGGTCTCTTGCTCTTTGTTCTCGTCAAGCCGGTAAAAACTGGGCTTTGACGAGAATGATGCTTTTAACTGCTCTTGAAAAGAAAGGCAGAGAAATTGTATATATTAATGATACTTACAAGAATGCAAGAGATGTTATGTGGATTGCAACTGAAGATGGATTGCCAGCTGTTTGCGATCAACTCGGCATCAAGTATTCAGAGAACAAAACAACATTAACAATTACATTCAAGAACGGATCTTATATTCAATTAATGGGAGCTGACAGAGCTGCTTGGCATGCTCTTAGAGGTAGAAGACTTGATATGATTGTTGCAGATGAAATGCAACGATATGAAGATGTTGGATTGAGAAATGCTCTATCAAAGGTTATTCCAGACTGTTTAATGAAAAGACAAGGAAGATTTGTTGGTATAGGAACTCCTGATGAGTTCTGTGTTGGCAAATTTCATGATATTTGTGAAGCAATACCAGACCCTATTACAGGTGTTCCTCAGAATGAAGGGTGGAACGTGCATCGTTGGACATCTAAAGATTTAAGATTAAAGACAAATGTTTGGAAAGAACAACTTGCTTGGGCAGAAATGATGAAAATTAACACAGATCCAATTAATGGAGACCCAGATTGGAGACGTGAAAAGCTAGGACAGTGGGTAAAAAATAATCAATCTCTTGTTCATTCAATTCTTGATGAATATCTCTATGATGGGTCAATTCCAGATCTCATCAAAACAAGATGTTCTCAGCATTATAAAGATGAACAAATCTGTTCATGTGATACTCCTTTAGTTCAGAGAAACATCAAATTAATAGAAAACTATGCAGGTATTGACTTTGGTTATGCAAAAGATCCAATGGCAATTGTTGTAGGCTCAATTTCATCAGATGAAGGATGTTTAAGAGAAGTACACTCTGAAAAGAGGTTTCATCTTGATACATCTCAACTTGCATCATGGATGAAAGATCTGCAAAAGAAGTATAACATTATAAAATTTTATGGAGACTCTGCAGCAGCACAAACTATTGCAGATCTTAATATTATCTATCAAATTCCAATTGAACCTGCATCAAAAAATGAATTGCAGAACTCTATGAACTTCTGGCATTCTGAAAGAGAATCTGCATTAAAGAATGGACTCATCAAAATATTGAAAGGGTCTGAACTTTACAAAGAACTATTACAACTTGTCAGAGATCCAAATGAATTATTAAAGAAAAGAATAAGAGCAAAACCAGGACAAGATGACCATTGTTTTGATGCATGGAGATATCTTTTTAGGATGGTAAGAACAAATCACATTAAACTTCCAAATCGCCCGTTAACTACAAATGAAGAAAAGATGAAACAGATTGAAAAGGTTGTTGCAAAGCAATATCAGCAAACAAACTTTAATAATGGAAGAAGACCAACAGCGGGCTCAAATGGCAAAAGATAAGCACATATTCCTTAGACAACAGTGCTATACCGCTTTTACTTTGATGAAATCTGCAGCAAACGTATATTAAGTTGGCTTCTCAAGTTTGTATTCAGATTATGTCAGATCACACCAGATCCTCTGAGTGACACTCAAATTATGATACCATATAATCAACCACAAACATAACAAAGAAGATCTCAGACAAATCTGCATGATATAACAATCAAATTAATAATTTTCAATTTCTTTGTAAGAAAAAACATGATTGCCCTTAGATACTATCAAGATGAGTGATGAAATTGATACGGATTCCAATACGAATCAAGATTCAAAGAGAAAATACGATGATCGCTCTGCAAAAGCAAAGAAACTAATTGCAGAATTGATGAAAATGGGTATAATGCCAGAGTCAATCGAAGTTGATGGACTTAAGATAAAAATAATGGCTTATAAGAGTTCATCAATAAACGATTCATCAAATGACTCTTCAGGACTTGAATCTACAACAATATTACAATTACCGAAATTCAAATCTCATAGAGCAAGAGCAAGAGAAGAATTTGCTGAAAAAATAAGGAATGAACAGTGATGGTGAAGAAACAAAAAAATGAAGATGCTGTAAAAGAACTTGCATCTCAGAATATGCCTGATACAACAGAAATTGTATCATTTTCTGTTCATCGAGGAATGAATGGTAAAGTATTGAGATGTATGGGTTATGAATGTCAGTTTACTGAAACTGCATCAAACTATCTTGCAAAACATGTTTTAAATCCAAGAATTGACATATCAACAATTAAAAGAACTATTGAGTTGATGATGATTGCAAACAAAGGCAAAAAAATTGGAGATGAACAATGAGCAGAGACTCATGGGACAAAATAGATGCAGAAGATAAGCAATCAGTTGCTAAAGAATTGATATCATTTGTAGATTGGATTGCCGATAAAGATACTTATAGAATATTAGATTGCAGAGTTCTTGAAGATTTATACAATGGCAAGTGGGTAACATCTGATGATATGATGCCAGGAATTGCAGCATTTACAGATATGTTTGGATCTCCTGTTAAACTTAACTTTGCAAAAAATGCTGTTGACTTTGTTCATACAAAGATTTGTGCAGAGACTCCATCTGTTGTTGTAACAAGCAAACGTGGTGGATATCAATCAAAAAGAAAAGCTGAATCTCTTACAAAATATATTCAAAGTGTTGTTGAGCATGCAAATGTTGAAGAGCTTGGACCAAAAGCTGTATTATGTGCATTAAGAACTGGAACTGTAATTGTTAAAACATTTTCAATAAATGGACATCCAAATGCTGAAATTGTTCCTGCTGAAAATGTATTTGTTGATCATCAAGAAGCAAAGTCTGGTAATACAAGATCGATATATGAAAGAAGAGCATATCCAAGAGCTCAACTATTGATGCAATACCAAGATGATGAAGACATTTGTGATGCATTGGAAAACGCTCCTGCTGCCCATGATCCTCTTGTTATCGGTGCATCATCAAATGATGGATTGTCTGCAGATTTAATTGATTTATATGAAGCTTGGACTCTTCCTTCAATTGATGATTCATCTCCAGGAAGGCATGTAATTTGTGTGCAAGATTATACAATTGTCGATGAAGAATGGACATGCCAAAGATTTCCTTATGCTGTATTTCGTATTGTTGAAAAAGCTCCAGGTAGAGGATGGTGGGGAAATGGTTTACTTGAACAACTTGATGAATCTCAAGCTGAAATCGAATTTCTTCTTGAACAGGTATCAGAACAGATTCGTCTTGCAAGACTAAAGATATTTGTTAAAGATAGAGAAATTGAAAAGAATATTGAATATTTACGTTCATCAGAGCAAGGCTCAATCGTTCCATATTCTGATACTCCGCCAATTGCATCAACAATGCCAACTGTTTCAAGAGAGGCTCTTGAACATATCAATTGGTTACTTTCAAAACTATATGAAACTGCTGGAATGTCTGAACAAGCTGCATCATCGCAAAGACCTGCAGGTATAAACTCTGGCAGAGCAATTTTGTTCTTTCATGATTTTCAAACAAAGAGATTTATTGATCTTGTAAAGCGTTATAATCAATTCATTATTGACATCGCTGAAAGATTAATTGATAGAGCATTGGAATCAAAAGATGAATTGCTGAATGATGAAGATGATACATTAAATGTTTCAGAGATTGAATTTGATAGAAAAGAATTTAAGTTTGCAATTGAAACGATTTCATCAATTCCATTATCTTATTCAGGCAGAATGCAAAGAATTGAACAGTTAATATCTCAAGGACAAATTCCTGAAGGTTATTGGACTCAATATCTTGCAGATCCAGATGCATGGAGAGCTGAGCATAGAGCATCAACTCAAGCAAATTTTATAGATTGGATGATATCAGAATTGCACAACGTTGAAAATGATATGCCTGTTGTGCCAGATCAATTAGACTTTGAACTTGCTATTGAAGTTCTTGGAGGAGAAGTCCTTGATTTGATTAGACAAGGAGCAGATCAAGATATTGTTGATAGATTTGAAGATCAAATTGATGCAATCGTAAACAGGCAGAAAGAGATCATGATGGCATCACAAATTGATACAACAACAACTCAGCAAACAACAGCAGAAGCATCTGTGCCTCAATTGCCAAATGGTGGATTGAATCCAACACAAGCATGATAATGTCATCTCATATCACACCAGATCATCTGAGAGGACTTTAAATAACAAAACAATGAATAACCATAAGGAAAATGAAAATGTCTCTCAGATGATTTGAGAGTACTTGGAGAAATAAATGAGCAATCAAGAAAACATAACAAATGAAAGTCAATCTGATGCAGATCTATTCAATTCTCTTTTATCTGATGAATTAAGTTCAAGAGAAGAATCATCTGATGAATCTGTTAATGATGAAAGCGATGAAGAATCATCTGATGAATCTGTTAATGATGAAAGTGATGAAGAAGTATCTAGCGATGATGAAGATGCAGTTTCTGATGATGCTGATGAATCTGATGCTGATGAATCTGATGCTGATGAAGATATTGAAGAAAAGAAACCTCAAGCAAAAGAACGAGTAATTAGAAAGCTTGTTGAATCTGAGAATAAAGTAAGAAAACTTTCGGCAGAAAATAAAGAACTAATCAATAAACTCAATGAGTTAACATCAAAAAACAAGTCATTCTCATCAACTGGAGATATTGTTGATGATATGAAATCACAATTTGCTGTTGAATTGGGAGTTGATGAAAATGATTCAAGAATAACAGATAGATTAAGAGAAGCTGCAATGGATATTCTTGCTGAACTCGCTGGAGAAACAATTGATGACCCCGGACTTCGTAAGAGAAGAGAAGAAAGGAATCTCAATAAACGTCATCGTGCAACTCAAAAAGAGATTCAGGCAATGAAAGAAGAAATGGCTGAAAAAGAAAGAAACATTCAGCAGCAAAATGCTGTAAATGCTTTAAATCAACATTTGGTTTCATCAAAAGCTCAAGATAACTTTCCATATTTGTTTGCAGCAGAAAATGATGTTCCTTCTGTAATATTTGAATCAATCAAAGTTCTTGAATCTAATGGACATTCTATAAATTCTGACGCTGAAGCAATTGATGCTATCAATTATGTTTGCAAGAAACTTGATGAATATCATGAAAAAGCTGCAGAAAAATTAATTTTTATTAAAAATAGCAGAATTTCTAAGCAACAGCATAATATAAAAAGTAACGATAGTGGTAAAAAGCGGGTAAGTGATCAGAAGGACGATTCAAGCCGCAGCAAGAAGGAAAAGCAGAGTAATACGATTACCGCACCTACAACTGGAGATAGAAAAGCTCCAAATTCTTCAAATAGTTTTGAAGACTTGCTGAAAGAGGAACTTGCTGCTAGAAAAAGAGCAGCTAGAAAGAATCGATAAAACAAACTTTTGATACGAGGTATTAATAAAAAATGTCAACTCCTGTAACTACTACAACTTGGGCAGCTTTCTTAAAGAAATATTACATTGGAAAGAAAGCTCTATATCAACTTGATGATTATAAGACGCCGCTTGTTGGTCTTTTAGGTAAAGACCTTGGCGCTGGCGGATCAACATGGGAACAGACTGTTGCTGTCTCAAACGTCGTTGGAGGTACTAATGGTGCTTATACAACTGCTTATGCTAACTCAACAGCTGGTACAGATGTTGTATTTAGCGGTAACTATAAGAAGCGTTTTGCTGATGTTAAGATTCAAGACTCTGTAATTCGCCAATCAAATTCAAAAGATGGTGCAATTGAAAAGGTAATGAAAGCAAAGATTGACTCATTGAAGAGCGAATTTTTGCAGACGATTAACTTCCAGGCATATCGTGGTGAAGGCGGAGCTTATTGCCAACTTGGTATTCCGACTGCTTCGCTTGCTGTATTCAATGGAACTGTTGTTGCAACTGACGCAACAAGAGGTGGAGTACAGTTCATCAAGCCAGGAATGATTTTGAATATGGGTTCAAACCTTGACGGAACATCTCTTGAAAGTAATGCTGGTACAGCTCTACAAATTACTGTAACTGGACGTAACTTGCAAGCAGGAACGTTTACATATACTGCGGGTTCATCAAATGCTCACCCATCTGGTTCAGCTTATGTATTTGAAGATGGTTCTGCAACAAACTCGTTAGCTGGTCTTCGTGCTTGGTGTCCTTTAACAGATACTCTTGCTGCAACAACATTTAAAGGTGTTACAAGATCAACAGATGTAAACGCTTTGGGCGGATTACGTATTGCTGGTGTTGGTTTGAACATTGAAGAAGCAATTAATCAAGCTGTTACAGTTTCACGTCAAGTTGGTGAAGATCCTGATGTTATTTTGATGCACCCATTGAGATACAATCAGTTGCAACTTGAACTTGCTGATCGCATTCGCTACAATGAGGTTGTCGGTAAGCCACTTGTTGGAGGATCAAACTCATTTAGATTCAACGGTCTACAAGTTTCAGCTGGCGGACGCCCTGTAACTGTTATTGAAGATGGTGCTTGTCAATATGAAGCAACGTGGGTTATTGATAGCAATAAGTCATTCTTGCGTTCATGCGGACAATGGCCATACACTCCTTCAGAAAATGGATTAATGGTTCAGAGAGTAGTTGGTACAGATTATTGGCAGTCAGAATTGTTCGCAATTCTTGAACTTGTATGTGCAGCTCCTCAATCAATCTGTGCAATTTCGCACAATGCTTCAATAGCATAATGATATCATAATGTAACCTACCGCCCAATGATTGTTTGATCGCATTATTGGGCACCACGAGTATAAAACTCAAATAATTGGGATGCAAATGATGTTATCTTTGCTCCCCGGTACGATCGTCCGAATCGATCTTCCCCCGTAGGGATACGGGTACCAGAGAGGAAATAAAGAAAAATGGCAAAGATTAAGCATGGATTGCAAACGACTATGGATGGCGTCTATCTGTTTACTGCGCAGGGCTGCGTATCTGGCTCTGCTGGTGGTGGAGATATGACAGGTTCTCTTGTTCTTGATGCAGGAGGAACAACTTATAAATCAACAGACCCTGTATTTACTGTTATGTATGGTTCAGGTTCTTTAAGAGATGTTTCAAATCAACCTTTGCCAACAGGATCAATGAGACTTGTAATGGCAAACCCTGCAGCACAAATTCTTGCATGGAATGTTACATGGGAATGTTCAGGTGTTCATGCAAATCAAGCGTATGATCCAACTGGAGGACCTTCAGCATATCTTGTTCGTCAATACGGACATAATGCTCTTGTTTCAGGAACAACAACATTTGACTTCGGATTCGGACATTTCTCAGGATCTACAACAAATGCTGGCTTCAACAACTTCGTTCCAGCTGTTCCTCAAGATAAAGCACGTTCAACTTCAATGGCTGGACGCTGGACTCTTGTTGCATGGCTTCGTAAGTCAACGAGAGGAGTCTGAAATATATGCCAATGGATAAAGAGAAGCTTAAGATTATTATCGGAATGAAGCCAAAATCAAAGCCAATTGAAGATGATTCCATGGAAGATAATGGTGACTCAGAGGATTCTAGTGAATCTGAGAGCGATGAAAGGGTATCAGCAGCACAAGATATAATTGATGCAATTAAGTCTGGAGATGCTGAAGCTCTTGATTACGCTCTTGAAGAACATTACAAATATTGCAAATAAATGTCATATTATTCAACAACTGCAGGTTATCTAACAGCATCTGTTAGAGAAATCGGAGATTATACAACATCTGGAGACACTGCAGATGATTATATCTCTGATGGATTCTTAATGCGCAGAGTTGATGCAGGATATAAAGCTGCATATGAATTGTTTGCAGATGCTGATGCAGATAGATTAACAATTACATCAGAAGTTGTTGTTTCATCAAATACAGGTTCATTTCCTCTTCCAACTGACATGTATCGTTTAAGAGGAATTGATGTAAAGTTTGGAAATCAATGGATTGCGATTCAAAGAGATGATAAATCATTTTTAAATTCTCAACCATGGGAACTTCCATATGGAACATCAGTTGCAGGATTTGCAGCTGGTTTACCAAGCAGATACAGACTTCAGAGCGACTATGCTTATGTTTCTCCAGATGCTGTAGCAGGTACAACTTTTAGAATATCTTATATTCCAATCCCTGCAACTTTAACAGGTTCAGATCAGACAATTAATAGCACAGCAGGTGTTGATCAACTCATTATTTGGCAAGCTGTAAGAGATTGCAGAGTAAGAGAAGATAAAACAACAACAGAAGCAGATTATCAGATCAAACTTGCAACAGAAAGAGTGATGAAAATGGGTAAAGATAGAGATATCGGACAACCTATGAGACTTGAAGATCCGTTAAGAAGAAGAAACTGGGTATTCGGCAGAGGAAGACAGAGATAATAGATCGATCTGAGTGACATGCATGTAAAATCCATATTAGATATTAATGATCGTATTTGAGAGTCACTCAGATCACACCAGAAGCTCTCAAATGAAATGGAATAATATGGAGGATACGACATGAGGATAACAAAATCTGATGGAACTTTGGACGTTCAAGCAACTCAAAGAATAATTGATGAGCTTGAAAAAAAGATAAAAGAGTTGAATTCGAAGCTGATCTCCAATGGGCAAGGTCAGCTTGTTTCATTTTTATTTGAAAGTGGCAAGTCAACCCATCGTGTATCTCATTCATTAAACAGAAAGTTTAGAGCTGCAGCATTGCTTGTTGATGGATCAGATTCATGGACAATCAACAACTTCAATGGAGATCTTTCAGAATCTGAAGTTCAGATATCTTTTACAGGTGATGGAAAAATTCATCAAGTGCTTATATTTTAATAATTGGAGAATAATAAATAAATGTCAATTGGAACACCTCTTGGTTTAACATTAAATGCGGATGGAACGGCAGATTGGGGAGGAAACGAACGTGTTATTCTTCAAGCATTAATTGATGCTGTCGAAGCTCAAGTAACTGTTGATGGAATATCTGTCAATAAAAACTTAAGCTTAGGAGGATATGCATTACTTGCAGCAAGTTTTGTTTCATTTAACGCAACAACATCTCCTGATGTAAACAGATCTTATTGGTTTGATTCTGCTGGAGATGCATGGATCACAGATGGTGACGGTAATGATGTTCAAGTAACTTCTGGAGGAACTCTGAATGTTGGTGGATCATCTGGAGGTTTTTATGGAGATTATGTTGCATCTGCTGGAGTTGCAAGAGCAACATATACATCTGCAACAACAACATTCGACTTCAGATCATCTGCTGGAGTTGCAGCAGTTGTTGAACATGGAGATTTAAGGCTTCGAAATGGATCAAATGCAAATGCTGTTATTTTAAAAGCAAATGCATCTCTTTCTGCAGATTATTCGATTACATTTCCTCTTGCCCTTCCATCAACAACAAATCTTGTTCAAGTTGGTGGAGATGGAACGATAACATTTTCAAACACTGTTAGAGGAGACCTTGCAAAACTTGTTGTGACAGGAACTCTTGAGCATTCAGGATCATATCTCTATACAACAAGAACAAGAATAATAGATTCATCAGAAGGTATTGGAGTAAATGCAACATATGCAAGAACATCTGCAGCTGCTTCTGGATGGACATATTCTGCTGGCGGAATTGTTGTTATAAACATTCCTGTTGAAGTTGGTGAAAAGATTGAAAAGATTGATTTCTCAATACATAAAGCTGCTGCAACTCCGATGACATGTTCTCTATATAGAAGGGATTTTGGTAACCAATCATCATGGTTGCTTGCCAAACGATCTGAGTCGACAGGATCTGGTAATTTTATATTAGCATTAGGCTCAGGACTTGGTAACCTAACTGGAAGCATGCCACATGCTGTATTGGCATCAACTTCATCATTTTATGTTGAGGTTGAATCTGCTGCTGGATCAACAGACAACTATTTTGGATTACGTTATTACGTTTCAAAAATTCAATAATGAGGTATGAATAATGGCACTAAGAGACAGATACGTCAGAATTCAACTCAATAAAGGATTATCAACAGAAGTTGATTCAAAAACTGTTGTTCCTGGTGAATTAACAGAATTGAAAAATGCTGTATTTACAAAGCAAGATACAATTTCAAAAAGATTTGGTACAGATAAAATTGAAAGAAATAAGAATCAAATAACTTATTCTGAAATTGATGGTATCGCTGCTGGTTCAAATCGAGGAGAAGATACTGTTGTAATTTCATCTGATGATGAAGTATGCTCTTATAGCAAGCAAGGATGGACTGTAAGAGGTCATCATGTTCCAATGCAATTATCTTTGCAATCTATTCCAAAAGGACCATATGAACAATTTGATCCAACAACTGCTCTTGCAAACAATGGTGTAAGAATTGTTGTTTGGGAAGATGCAAGAGGTGGATTATATGCAAGGTTTATTGATAACAACACAAATGTTTCAATCGGTTCAGAAGTAAAGATTTCTGGGCATGTTGCAAAAAGAGCAAAAGCAATTGTTGTAAAAAACAACTTTCATGTTCTTTATACAAGCGGATCAACATTGAATGTTGCAGTTATTCCATCAAATAACGTATCTCAAACTCCATCATACAATCAAATTTCATCAGACTTCATGGATGCATTTGGATGCTATGATGCTATATCTGTTGGAAATTATTCTGTTGTTTCATGGAGAAACTCATTTGATACTGTTCAACTTGCAACTGTAAGATCAAATGGATTTGTTGGTTCATCAGGTTCAGGATTTCCTGATCAAATAACTGTTGCATCTGGTACTTTTGGGCCTTCTTTGTGTTTAAGCACTGGAAGTTCTGAAGTTGTTGTTGCATATGGTGTCGACAATCCTGCAAGAATTGTTTCAAAGACTTATGGATTAACTACATTTCAAAACATTAGAGAAAGTAAATACGACTATCCAACAGTTTCAACTGTTTCATCTGGAGTTCTTGATAGATTAACAATTGGAGCTCAACATGAACCTGCAACTGCAACAAAAGCATTTGTTCAACTTCAATCATATTTCAGTGGAACAATTTTAAGAGCAAAGAAAGCTGGCTCAAATGGTAATCATCTTGGAGTTGGTATATTTGATGCTGCTGATGCTGGTATTCCATATCTTGATGAAGTAAGTGGTTATCCCGTTATAAGAATTTGGTTCAATATCGGACATCCTGGTTCAACTCTTCAGGGAATAATGAATGCAATTAATGTATCTTCATCATATCTTGAAATACAACAATCTGCATCAAACCCTTCATCAATTCTTTATCAAGAACAAGATGATACATATCTTGCATCAGGCTCTGATGGTGGCATACGTTATCATGTTCTTTATGAAGTTTCATCATCTGTAAAAACTGATAGGTTTGTAAGACATGGAGAAGCTGATGTTTATAACCCATATACTCCAATTAACAGCGGAACGTTTGTAAGACATGCAATGATTGGTTCTCATATCTTTTCTGCAGATAGAGATCCATATGTTTGGTTGCATTATCCTTCAACAATTCAACCAACAGATTTTATGTATCGTATTACATCATCATCTTATGGATTACCTGTTGCAAAATCAAGATATGCTCAAGCTCAAGCAAATGTTTCTGGCGTAATATCAAGACCTCAAGTAACTTCATCAATTTACGGCGGAAGTATTGCATATCATGCTGTTCCTCATAGAGATCAGTTTGCAACAGTTTCAACAACTGGTTCAGCTTTTACAGATAGATCAACAAAGATTTCTATTGCAGAAATTCATCGTTCAAGCACATTATCTCCATTAGATATTGGAGATGTATTGTATCTCAATGGCGGACAATTGTCAATGTATGATGGAGATTCTGTAACTGAAGTTGGATTCCATCTTGGAACTGAACAATTATCAATTGAAGCTCAAAGTGGAACTCTTACAGCAAATCAAGGACTTGGAATGTCAGGTTCTGCTGGAGTTTATACATATGTTGCAATTCCTGAATGGTATGATGCTCTTGGAAATCGTCAGCAAGGTGGGCCTGCATTTGGTTCTCAAGTTGTAACAACTCTTGCATGGCATAACAGAGTTGCAATTACTGGCAGCACATTAACTCATACTCTTAAAGATGGAACAAGAGCTGAAAACATCCGCTGGGCAATTTATCGCTCAAAAGTTAATGGTACTGTTCTTCAGAGAATTGATGATGTAAGATATCCGATTCTGAATTCAACAGGTTCAGATTATTGGATATTTGTTGATACAAAAAATGATGGGTTGCAAGCAAATGGTGAAGTAATCTACATAAATCCATTTGGAGGTTCAGAAGCTCAAAATTATTCTCCTCCAGCTTCATCAATAATGGCAAACTCTGGAGATAGCTTACATCTTTCAGGTTGTGAAGGTTGAGGAGGTAGAAATCTGTGCAGATTGCCAGAAGTATCTATCTTCAGATAAAGAAA